AAGTTCGTCTGTGAATGTCTGAGCCGAGTCTCCCTGGACGATGGCGAATTGCTTCACAACACGTTTTCTCATTAAAAAATCACCTCCATATAAGATTCATTATATTTCGGTGATTCGAATTGCATATGTAGTTATTATCACGACTATCCCCTGCCCTAACGGGCTTATCATAACGATGAGCAAAATTACTTTACTTTATGATTTTAGGAATAGTTGGTGCTATTTTTAATGCGGTTTGGGTCTTCCCTCACCGCCCTGTCAGTATATGCAATTGTTCGAATCACTATATATATAATAATCCCATTTTTACCTTTTGTCAACAAGGAAAACGTGATATAATTGCTATGGAGGTGTTATTATGGGATTGTTTAGTAAATCAGTTAAACCGGTTCAAGTTAAAACCGTTAACCGTTCCGTTGCATACCCTATCGAGGTTACTTCGTGGAATATCCACCTCGATGGCATACGTGGACTTGTGAAAGCAGCCGAAATAGATCTGAATGAGTGCAAAGTTTCCGAATATCTCCGCTGTAAGGTGGTTCCTGAGCCTGATAACGAGACGGATCCGAATGCATTGAAAGTGTATGCAGCTCCTAAAGGCCGTAGCAAAGAGTTTTTCGATATCGGATACGTGCCGTCTGAGTTTGCTCCGGCTCTCTGTGGAGACGTCAAGAAAGTTGTCGCTGGATCTCATTACTGGAGTCTCCTGATGCGGTTCGATGTATTCCAGGGTATCAGCTTTTCACTTAAATTAGAAGAATCGAAGTTCAAGTGATTGGTTCTTCGACTATCCGCTGAAACTCGCTGAAAAACGCAAGCAGAGCCTTACACGAGGCTTCCAATCATTTCCAAAGTAAAAAGCCCGGAGCGATCATGCCCCGGGCCTCTTACTGTAATATTGTATTATTAAGGAGAGCGATACGGCCCTCTCGGACCGGCTGTTATTTGATTGGAAGCGACTTCAGCGCTCCACCTTCGCCGTATTCCCTTGCTACCCTTCCGTTACCGCCCAATTTCTCGTATGCTTCGAATTCCTCTTTGATGTCATCATACTCATCAGACGGGATATAGCCTATCTCGTGGTAATAATCCGCTCTGGTCAAAAGATGACTACGGCACAGAGCTTTTAAGACGATTCCGGTTGGTTCTCTTTTCTTCGTTTTCTGTTTGTAAATCTCCATCAGGAACTGGCCGAGCCAGTTAGATCCCAGCACGATCCCGATGAGAGTCAGTATTGTTTCGTAGTCCATATCTCGCCCTTAGAATGAATATAAAAAGCCCTTGAGCGCGTTCGCTGTCTTGGGTCCCGCTATGCCGTCAGGCTTTCCGCAATTGAAGCCCTGTTTGTTCAGGAACCTCTGCAGAGATGATATAAAATGCTGGCCCGCATAGCCGTCGATCACTCCGGGACTGTATCTATGTTTATCGAGATACGTCTGAAGCGCTCTGATCGTCGCGGATCCGCCTTGAGGTTTCTCGCTGAACTGGCAGACGGTAGCGAATGCGGGCAGATACTTTCTACATGATTCGAGCTGATTTGAAAGCTCACCGTCCTCTTTTACGCCCATCCATTTCTGCAGCTTCTTGATGTCCCTGGAATTGATTACGCCGTCCAGGTCGTACGGGATCTCTGCGGTCCAAAGCAGCGCGATTCGGCCTCTCATGGAGTTCTCGTATGAGTGCCAGCCGTCGTTACGCCTGGATCCTGAGTCCTTCGTATAAAGCCAATGCTTTCCATTTTGGTACTTGTAATCCACAAACGCAACGTAATGCCCGCCTGTTGTCCATACCGTACCATCAGGACCCGCACCGCTTCGGAACAGGATAACTCCTACCCTGCTGCCCTTTCCGACTTCGTTCCAAAACGATGCCATTTCGTCGTGGCGTCTTACGTTTTTGAATCCGAACGCCTTAAGCCCCGCATCGATTCCGTCCCATCTCGTTCCGTTGCCAGCGACGGCATACTGTACCATGTAGTACCAAAACGTTAATGGCGTCGCTTTGTTCCACTTAGGCAGCTCGATGAGGCAGTTCGTTACGGCGCAGAGTCCGCATCCGTCACTTGCTACAGTGGAGTTTTTAGTCGGATACGGTTTCCAGCCCCAGCGGGAATCATACTGTCTATAAACCTTCGTATTCATCTTCTGCCTCCTGGGATGTAAAGTCCTCGCCTATCATTTTTCCCGCAGCGATCTTGTTCTGTTCTTTTAACAGCCTTGTGTATCCCGTTCCGAGACAGGCCTCTTCGGTATAGTCATTGTTGTAGTAGGTGTTGATGGCTACCACTACGAAGTTGACCGCCATCGATACGATCTTATACACCAGGTTGACCGTCTCGCTATCGAAGGAAGTTACATCGGTCACAGCAAGGGCCGTATTGATGGAGACCGCTACGGCTAAAATCGTCCTTAATATCGTTCCTTTGTTCATGTCTTTTCCTCCATTAAAAAAGCGCACCGATTAGGTGCGCCCGTGATTACTCTTCGACCGTTTCGGATTCTTCCGCTTCTTCGGGAAACATCTCATCGATGACCTCATAGAAGTGGTCTTTAGCTTCGTTTGAAAGCCATCCGTAACGCTGATTGTCCTCGATCAGTGTGATAGCATAGTCTACTGAATAAGTTCCGCTCTTGATACAATTAATGAATGCGTTGATTACTCTTGTTTCTCTTCTTGTCATGATGTCCTCCTTTTAGTTTCCCATGTTTTCCAATATCATCGCTAACAGTTCGTTATATGCCAATGTCGTATCCGCTCTGTATTCCACTTCTACCGTCCCGCTTTCACTCCATACGTTGTTTGAGCCGAGAAGTGTTTTGACTTCTTGTGGTGTCAGCTGAATCTCGGTAGGTGTTGCGAGTTCGTAGACTAATTTGACACCGTTCACGGAAGTTTTGAATGTCGATGCGGAAGTATATGCGTTGTCTATGACATTGATGCCGTTAGACCTTGCCCAAAATATAGAAAACTCGCCTTGAGACATATCGTTCCACGTTTGCGTCTTGTATTTCTCGCACCACGCACTCGGCACTTCCCATCCGTTATAGCCTTTAGGATCGGATAATCCCGCATAAAAATATGCTTTGGTTGATGATTCCACATAGTACTCCCACGGCAACGTTCCCATATCTACCATTGCGTGATTCAAAGTTAACTTCCCACTAACTACATCCAAATTTCCACCATATACGGTCTGAGGAAGATTGGTGGTAATGGTTTCGTAGTCGCTTGTGTCTGCTCCGCTAACATTCACCGCTACCGCATCCCATCCGCTTATTGCCCTCACATTACTCGGACTTGGGTCTCCCGTTCCGCTCTGCTTGGGTACGATGTTAACCTTGAGTGATTTCATCGGTAAGTTATCCCCACCATCCGAGAACGATGCGATTGAGCCACTTGCGGATTTAACGATTGCATCTGCTTTGGTGTCATCGCTGATAGTTCCGAGGTCTACTACTCCGTCACCGAATGCGGAGTCATAGTGCGGAGTCAGAATGTCTCCGTTCAGTTTGACAGCTGATACCTTGCCGTTGATTTGAGCCTGCAAGATTTGAGCAACGTTCTTGACTCCAACTCCGTCGGGAATAAATACGGTCGAATCTGTACCGTAAGCGACTAAAAGACCCGATACCTCATCAACTACGGTCTTGGTGATGGATGTGATGGCATAATTGACTCCGTCTACTGTGATATACTGTCTATCTGCGACGGGAATGCCTAAATCCAAACTATTAGTGGTCGGATTATATGTTGCCGTTGGATTCTGTCCGCTTGGAAGTGGAGTCGCTGAAGCCGTCATCGATTCGATACGGGCATTTGAATCCTCGATGCGTTCCACTAACAAGGTGAGTTCGGGAAGTAATGTCTCTGCGTCTCCGTCGATCGTGCCTTCGGGATGGGGAGACCTCTCGACGTTCATTATAAAGTTCGATGTTCCGAGAATAACATTTCCGCTTGTTATCCTTAACTCCGCTCTGAATCTTCCCGACTCGTTGGACATGGTCTCGGTGTTGACTAATGTCACGATATTGCCCGAGAAAGTACAAGCGACCTCGAATCCCAACCCGCTCGGCTTGGTGGCTAATATCTTGATATTCGCACCGCTCGGGACGGAATATTCCGAATTACCGTCCATCAGCTTGAACGGAATGCTCCTGCCCACGTCATACTGTGAAAGATGAACTTCGGGAATATACGAACTCGGGATCATGTTTAAAAGTGTGTTTTCCATTTGAATACCTCTACTGTTCAAATATGATTAAATTACTTACTCCGCAAATATATGATGTCGAACGTGAACGCGCCCGAACGACGAGGACGTCTCCTGCTGATAATGGAAGATTTTCCTCGCATTCTTTACCGTTTCGATTGTATCCGTCTTCGGTAGTCCATGTGGTATGGGCATAGCCTATCGCAGACCCGTTCTTGTATAAACGAGTCCCCGTAGTTCCCGAAGTGGTGTTTCTGTCCATCGACCAACATATCCTATATGTCCCCGACTTCTCAACGGTCAACTTGATTGAAGTCTCCACGTAGGAAGTCGAAGCGACTTCGTCTCGCCCTGCACAGACTTGGAAGGCTTTCCCTCCCGATATGCCTTGAATCGCAGAAACGAATCCCGATGGGAAGGTCAAGTTTGATGCCCCACCGCTCTTATTCCGGATCGCATCAGCAACGGACTTGAGTTCTGTATCTGTAACTAAATAATCCATTTAGAAGCTACCTCCATTCGCTGATGGTAAGTTGACCGCTTGCCACGTCCCGTTGACTACCCTTAAAACCTTGCCATTATCGGAAGAGGAAACAGACGGCAATAACAAGGGAGACAACGTACTCATGGCGGTCGTGAACTTCTCATCCACCGCTAATGTGTCATATGTTGACCATGATGTCGCACCGCTGTTCAAGTCGATGATTTGACCGTCTGCGCCTACACTTTGCGCCCGAACGAAGGAAACGTTTCCACTACCACCGCCACCGCTTGAAACGATTTCGGTCTGCGTTCCGAGTGCTTCGGCTAATGTGGTGCGTAGCGATCCTAACTCCATTCCGTTATATCGGTCTGCTAAAACATCCCATTCGGTACGGACTATCTTGAACGATGCCCGAACACCATACATCGGGAAGATGACCGTGATTGAGTCGCAGAGTTTACACGCCAGCAATTCCCTTAAGTTCTCATACTCGCCCAATTCGGAAAGCCTTACGAAGTCCACCGAAATGGATTGAGCCGGGACGTTGGTGTTATTCCTCTGCATATATGACCGCCCTGCTTCTTCCAATTGAGCGACGGTCGGTGCGGTTTCAAACTTATCACTTAAGTCCAACGGAATGCGTATATCATTTCCATTGTATCCGACTTCCCCCGATGACACCTCTGCGGTGACAAGTGTGTCTTCGCTTTTCCAATACGGGACACAACTTGTGAAAGTATTTTGGTAATCTGTCTCATCGTCATACTTTAAAAGATTGACTCCGTACCTTATAGCGAAGTCTTTGACCTCTCCCCTATTCCGATGGAGTCGCACCGTGAATTTATCCCATTCATATTCACCGCCATACGCATCCAAGATTGACCCGCGTACTCCACCGAGCATCTGTCGAACTGTTCTCGGTGTCCCGTCTGCGCTTGCCATGTATCCCGTGGAACTGAAGTCCGATTCGTATGTAAACGGGTTGGAAGGCTTTGCGGTTTTCAGTAATTCAAACGCATCTGCCAACGAGTTGATATCAGTTCCGCTTACCGTCATTTGGCTCTGTCTGTATGAGATATGAACGGCATGGAATGAGACGATTCCATCAATAGGACGGGAGACGGACACGATTTCAAACGGCTGAAGGTCTCCGTCTTCATCATGAGTGACTCCCACGATCCTACCGCACTCTATCTGTTCATAATTAGCTCCGTTCACGGGATAATCGAAGTCGAGTTCGTAAATCCCGTTGCGTTCCTCCACGACTACGGCTGAAATGCAATCCCTTAACCTGCATAGTCCGTTATTAGTGAAGGATATTTCATTTTTTTCAAATAATATAGGAATCATGTCTTACACCCTCCACCAACGAGGTTGAATCTCGAGCGATGTGATAGTACTCGGATATGTTATGACATTCTCCCCTACCGCAAGGGTCGGAAGAGTGCCACCAATTGACACGGAATTATTAAGGGATACCGCTTCACCGTTCACCATCTTATATGCTTCGCCTATCTCTAAATCGATATATGTCGGGTCGCCTAAAGTGGATATGGTGGAATATGCTACCGTATCCGCGATGATGGTCTGAATGCTCGCCAACGATACGATGCCCGATACCGTGGGTGTGATAGAAATGATAAAGTTGCCACCGTTCCCCGATGTCGGGTTGTATACTAATTGCGCCGTAAACCGAACGGTCGCCGTATATTCGGGGGACGTGCCTTGTCTGTAGGTGATGCTTGCTGTGAAGTTCTTCACGATGCTCTTCTGCGTTCCTTGTCGGAAGTTGACTCCCTTGAATCTCGCGGTCACACTTACAGATGTTCGAGTCCATTTAGCGCTGGCGTTTAGGTCTGTGTTCGTGTTATTTATTGTAACCTCGCTTATGACCGCATCGGATAAGGAAAGACTTACATCTCCGCCCGTTCCGGGATTCATCCCGATGGAATCGTCTGCGTTCAACATTCCATCGGCATAGTATACGTTGTGAATGCTCGCGGACTTCTGCGTCCTTGAAGTCAGTTGGATTTGACCCACTACGGTATCATTGATAGTGATGACATCGTCATTCAATTCAATGTCTCCGTATCCCCTCGCCATTAAAAGCGGGCGAGATTCGAATAGGGTCGGATTGGTCAATGTGTCTCCGCTTGCTATAGCGACGGGGAGTTCTCCGACTTTCAGGTAGCGCTGCGGTTTGCAATCGAATACCAGGTCAAACGTTGCGGACGTGCTGTATCCGATCGGCTCGACTTCGAACCCGCCGACGAACGCACCGAGACGATACTCGCTGCCGTTTATCGTGTCTTCCAGCCTCTGATATCCCTTCTGCGATGCCAATGCGTTACGGTACGCACTGAGCTGCTCTCGGAATGTGGCGAGATCCGGAGCCTTGCAATGCGCCGGATATGTTACTGTGATATTTTCGAACCTATTTCGGTCGAGCAGAAAGTCTCCGTTTCTGCCTGGTATGGAAAAGGTTTCTACGTCTCTTTTAGGCGCATTGAATACGCCTGCTCCGGAGATAAATATCCCATAATCGGAGCTGTTGACATCTCCAAAGATTAAACTCTGCTCCATGCAGCCGTCCTCCTCTTCTGAGTCTGTATGATTTTTCTCTGTACTGTTTCGGCCAGCTCGTTAACGTCCATACCCGGTGTCGCATAAACGTTGACCGTGACGTCTCCGCCTGCTCTGTTCTTCTCGAGCGTGTTTGCGATGCGGTCCATACGCTTCCAGAACGGATCCAGCGGGAGAATGGCCTCATCGGACTTGCCTTCACCTATACCCGCAACGACCGGACTCGTAGCGATACCGCCCTTTGCATACCAGTTAATACCGAGTGACGGAATGGATCCTTTTAACAGATCTCCTAACTTCCATCCGCTCGGGCTGATATAGAAGTGCGGGAGCGGAATGTGCGGAGCTGATACGGAAAAGTTAAAGAAGCCTTTTATTGCGTCCACAATACCCTTTATCTTGTTCTTAAGTGTTTCGATCGGTGACAGGAATTTGTCTTTAATAGCAGAGGCGACTGAGCCGACTGAATCACGTACCGAATTTATCCTGGACATGAATCCATCTTTTAACGCCTGAATTGCATTCGACACGGAATCCCTCAGGACGTATATCGGAGCGAGGAACCTGTCTTTTATAATCGTTACCACTCCGGCGATGCTGTCTCTGATGGAATGGATCTTCGACATGAAGCCGTCCCTGATGTTCGTAGCTGTTTCCACAACGCCCTGCCATAATCCGTGAAGAACTGTCAAAAATCTATCCTTGATGCCTGTTGCACCGGCTGTGACCTTTTCGAACAACGCCGAACCTAAACCGGTCACAACGGCCAGTCCGATGTCTCTGAGCGATGCCAGGATCTGCGGAAGGTTGTTTATAAGTCCGCTGGCAAAGTTCTTGATGAGATCCGCTGCAGCTGCCAATATTCTCGGGACGTTTTCGAGTGCCCACGTCTTTATCTTCTCGGCCGATAAATTGCTGGCGAGCCCTTTGAGAGTTTCGGCTGCGGTCTGTAAAAACGAGCTGGCACGCCCGACGAGCATCGGAATGCCTTCGGATATAAAGGCCCAAATCACGTCAGGAAGCCCTTTTATAATCGTACCTATCATCGGTATCAAATTATTAAATACGAACGTGTCGACCGACGTCAGGAGCCCGTGGAGTGCAGGCTTTATGTCCTCACCTAACGCAAGCGTGCCGAAGAAGTTTCTGAGCGACGCCTTCATAGCATTGAACGAACCACTGAAGGTCTGCGATGCCTCTTCTGCAGCAACGCCTGTGAGCCCCAATTCGCCCTGTATAACGTGGATAGCCTCGTATACGTCTCCTAAGTTGTCGATGTTGTATTCAACGCCCGAGATCTTCTGTGCGTCCTTAAGGAGCCTTTCCATCTCCGTCTTGGTACCGCCATAGCCGAGCTTCAGGTTATCCAGCATCGTATAGTTCTGTTTCGCAAATCCCTGATATGCGTTCTGTATGGATTCGAGCGGGGTGCCCATCTTCGCAGCGTTATCGGTCATGTCCAGTATAGCCGTGTTTGCTGCTTCCATCGCCTTGGCAGCATCTCCACCGTATGCCTGCTTCAAAGCAGCTCCGAACGATACGGCCTGTTCTGAATACTCGTTCATACTGATACCAGCCGCAGCCGCTTCTCTTGCGTATTTCCTAACACCGTCAGCTGCTTCACCGTATAGGGTATCAACACCACCCATATAGGACTGTTGAAGCGCAGCGCCTTCCGATAAAGCCGATTTGAGCGACGTTACTATCGCAGCTCCTATCGCTACCTTCCCGAGCGCTTTCTTTGCAAACGCACCGATTTTCGAACCTGTAGCGATTCCAGCCTGCTCCGCTTCGCCTCCAAGTGCCTGCGTAATGGATCCGCTGATACCTTGCGCCGATGGTACAATCTGCACATATGCTGTTCCTAATGAAGTACCTGGCATTATTTTTCTCCTCTTGCTTTTGCGAGCGCTTGCATCAGATCCTCAGGGGAATCGAATGCCATTGTCTCGCTGTTGTTGTCTTTCTTTTGCGTCTGCTCTTCACCCAACAGGAACCGAACGAGTGAAAATGGTTGCTTCCCCGACTTTGATTCCTGTGAGAATCCATATCGAAGCGCCTCGATACGGTCCGATATAGTTGCAAGCAGAAGCGTATCCTGAGAGACGGGCAAACCGCTCGCTCTCAATTTAATCCTTGAATCATCCCTCAATCCAGCAGCTAAGGTCGCCACCGTCTTAAGCGGAAGCGACCTATAGTCATAGATTTGATAAGTTTCGGCAAAGTCGCAGATCAGTGCGTCCTCGTCGAGATCTATCATGCTGGAGAGGGTTCTGAGTTTTTTAGTTCGTTGGCGGACTCCATAAGTTCCCTAAGAGCTTCGACCATTGAGGCTGTCGGAACTTTGCCCTGTTCGTTTCTCAAGTGCTCTTTCAGATCCTTGACGCCTTCCTTACCCAGCATCATTCGTGCCGCTTTGACGATTAAGCCTTCCTCGCCTTCGTCTATATCCGAAAGTACTTCCAGGAACTCCCAGTCGCCGATATTTTCTTCAATTATCTCCGTCTGGTATCCGTCATTTAACTTTGCTTTCATCTCATGCCCTCCTTACTATCATTTAAGCCTAAGCCTTGATAATGTACTCGTGGTGAGTCTTTCCGTCTGCATCAGGTGTGGCTGTGATAGTGATCTCGTAGCCTACCGCTTCCGTATCGGAATAGGTAATGTCGCCGAGGCCAGTGATGGTGCCGTGAGGAACGACGATTCTCTTAAGGGCTCCATCTCTCATGATCATATCAACTACCCAAACGCCTTCCTCGGGCTGATCTGCTCCAACGCCTACAGAGATACCTGCTGTGAGTGTGCCGGATACGTTGCTTGAACCATACACAGCCTTGAGGACTTCAACATTCAGAGCCTCAATAAGAGTCAGCTCGAACGTGTCTTCTCTGTCCTCCTGGATAGGAAGAACGATGTCGCCTCCCCAGGCTTTGATATTTGTTACGGAAGGGTTGTTGCTGTTAACAAGTCCATCCTCGCTGCAGTAGCCGAGTGCCTTGAAAGTATCAGCCAGCGCTGTAGTTGCATCCGTAGGAACTGCAGTTCCAGCGGGTGCTCTGAATACGGCTCCGGAGACTTTAGGCTTGCCCGCAGTTACATTGCTTACTGTATTTGCCATTTAAATTCCTCCTAAATAGTGAGTAATTTCAAATACGGC